GGAGAAAATGTTGACCAGAGAGTGAGAGAACTTATGGAACAGCGAGGAATAGGATCAATAATCAGTGGTGGTCTAGGACTACTAGGAGGTCTATTCAAAAAAAACAATAACGGACTCAAAAACCAACAGAGATTAATGCAGCAAGCATGGGAATATGAAAAAGAAGGAATGGGACTGCAATATAATTACGGACAACAAGCAGCAGACGCTGAATACAAACGTAACATACAAATGTGGAAAGATACGAATTATGGAGCACAAAGAGCCGAAATTGAAAAAGCAGGTTTAAGTGTAGGACTTATGTACGGTAACGGAGGAGGACAAGCAGCAAGTACTGCAGGAGGAAATGCAACTCAACCAAACGGCCCAAAAACCAATCCAGTAGAAGTAGCACTCCAACAACAATCGCTAGGACTGCAATTAAAGCAAATAGAAGCCCAAAATCGACTAGCAAACGCAGAAGCAACCAAAACCATAGCCGAAGCAAATAAAATCGCAGGAGTAGACACTGAAGGGGCAAAATTAGACAACGAATGGAAAAAAGTAGAGAATAGAATACAACTCAGCCGAGAAAATATCGAAGCAAGTAACGTAACGGCTGCAGAGGCAAATGCTCAAAAAGCGGTAGCTGAATGGAACAGCGCAGTTATACAAGCTGAAATCGACGCAGAAACCAAGGCGACAAAAACAAAAATAATCATTGAGCAGCTTACCAATATGAGAAAGGAAGGAGCTCTCATGGTGGCAAACAGAGAATTAAGCGAAAAACAAAAAGAAAAAGTTGAAAAGGAAATCAACTACATGTTCTATGAACTATACACCAAGAGAATGTCTGCAGAAGCAGCACAAGAAATAGCCAAGGCTACATATGAAAAGGTGAAAAATGAATACGAACTTGGAAAAGGACACTTAAGTAACGAAGACGACAAGAATTTACGAGAATGGATTTACGGCGGAATTCACGAAGGAGCAGAAATTATAAAAATTATAACAGATTTCTTACCGGCAGGAAAAGCAGCAAAAGTGCTCAAAACAATCAAGGAAAGATGGGATAACAATGGAAATTATTCGAAAAATATAACAACTCAAACAACAGAATAATGTGCTATTTTACAAAAAAAGTATTGAACAAGCGGTTTCTACCCAATCGGAAAAATGGGTGGAATCCGCCTGTATGTACAGACGAAAGATTCAGATACGTAGAAGTGGAATGCGGACACTGTTTCGAATGTCGTAAAAAAAAGAGAAGAGAATGGAGAATCAGAAATTACGAACAACTGAAAGAAACACCTAATGCAGTGTTTTTTACAGGGACAGTATCTCCACAAAGATATGAATATATTTGTAAAAGATATGGATTTAAAAACGACGGATCACAAGATAACGAGATAATTACAAAAATACACAGATTATTCCTAGAAAGAATCAGAAAAGAAACGGGTAAATCAGTTAAACATTGGTGTGTAACTGAAAAAGGACATACCAATACAAGAAGAATACACCTACATGGATTATTTTATGCTAGAAAAGAACAGACAAAATGGCAATTAACAAAACTATTATACGAAAATTGGATAGACGGATACAAATATTACGGAAAATATGTTAACGAAAAAACAATAAACTATGTATCAAAATACATGACAAAAAAGGACGAAGACAATCCTGATTATATATCAATAGTACTATGCAGCAAAGGGCTTGGAGCAAACTATGCAAAGGAAAACCAATTGAAACACGAATGGAATGGAGAGAAAACAATCATTACATATAAGACATATAACGGGCAAGATTTACCATTACCAAGATATTACAAAACAACCATATACACAGACGATCAAAGACAATTATTGTGGCTATATGCCGAAGATAAAGGAGTAAAATGGGTAAAAGGATTCGAAGTAAAAGGAGCTAACACAGTGAACAAAGAATACTACGAAAGATTACTCAAAGAAAAAAATGAAAATGGAATCGGCCTACACGGAGATAACATCGAGGAAATAGAAAGAAAAAAAGCGATCACCCGAATGAATAAGCTACAAAATCTAACAAACAGGAAAAAAGCACAACGAAGGCAGATCAGAAGAGAAGAAGAAGATATCATGTATCAATACTTATCAGCAGAGTATTGTCCTTTCTAGTTTTCGCTACACGAAAACGTCTGGTCCGTAACGAACGGACTACACTATGCAGCAGGTTTTATTTTAATTTTACAGGGAGGGAAAGGTAGAGAAGGACACAAGAACAGCTACCAACAATACCTGATTAAGGACAGGCGTGTACCCGACCAAAAGGTCGTGGTATGCGCCTTTGGCGATATCAAGGTGCTATCGCTCTAGGGCAACGCCCTAGAACCCTGTATTTGTCGCTCGCGCTATGGAAACGTTAAAGAAAGTTATAAAAATCAGAGAAAATTTGGAAAATCAGAATAATCACGTATCTTTGTAGTGTTGAAAGAAACAAAAGTATTAACCGTTCCGCATAGAACAATAAAAAAATATGAATTATGAAAAATGATTGGAAACCAAGATTCAGATGTACATTTAAAGTATATATAACAAACGAACACTACGATATATGTACAATGTGGTTCACAGCGAAAACGAGAGAAGCAGCAAGAAAACAAGCAAGAAAATATTTAAAAGAAAACTATGGAAATGATTTTAAAATATTATCAATAAGTTATTAACATTTAAAATTCAAAAATTATGGCAGCAACAAATTGGACAATTATCACAAGAAGAAAAGACAACGGAATAGTAGTAACATTCCCATTATTATCAAAATGGACTTACAAAACAGCGGTGGCAATCGCAAATGAATCAACGAATACAAATATATTTGAGATTATTTGTGTGGTAGAAACTAATAAAGTATTGTTAAAAAATGATAAAGAAGAAGAAAATACGAAATAAATATAGCTGACGTAACAAATTAATTAAACAAGAAAGGAGGTTACTATGTATTAAAATTTACGACGCAATCGAAGAATATAAAAAACAGATAGAAAAACAACAACTTAAATTATTTAACAAATGAAATTAACCAACGAGCAGATTAAATCAATTATCACAGCAATTTGTACACTAATCACTACCATTGCAGCGATCATACTCACAACGGCATGTACCATGTCGCTTTCAGTGAGTAAAAACAACAGTAACAGTACTCAAAAAACCGAACAAACAACAACCAACTCGGCTGACAGTACAAAAATCAATATTAACCAAAAAAATTAAAAATCATGGACTTAAAAGAAGCTTTCAAAATCAGAAAAAAAAGCGCAGAATCAGATGAAGTTATCATCACTATTGGTAACCACTTGGCTACTGAGCAAGTATTTCAATCAGAAGAAGAAGCCCAAAAAGTAATCGACGCAACTGATTGGAATCTAGTAACGGCATTAATCTATGCATGCAAAAAAGCCGATCAATGGGAGGAAAAACAAAAAGAAACAACAAAAGAAGAGGAGAAATAAATTATGACAGTCATAAGGACTTTAGGGAAAAATACACTAGGCGACAACAACAAAATGAAAGTCGCAATGAGAGATTACGACATGTCTACTCATGATATATCAACAGTATTCAGATCAACAGTCGGAGTAGGGATGCTTGTACCATTCTGCAAGATACTTTGTCAAAAAGGAGATATCATCGATTTGAATTTGATCAACAAAACACTAAGCCAACCAACACTGGGGCCACTGTTCGGATCATTCAAATTACAACACTTCATGTTCTTCGGAGGTTTCCGATTATACAACAGTTGGCTACACAACAACCGAACAGGAATAGGTATGAAAATGAGTGACATCAAATTACCAATGATGACAGCAGAGACAAAGGGGTCGACAACTGACGCAAAAACAAATATTTCAAGCAGTGCACTGTACAAATATCTAGGTTGGACAAAATCACGAAGATCAGGAACAAGCGCAACAACAGGTGTGTACAAAAATGGTGTACCACTATTGCTTTATCTGGATACGTTCAAAAACTTCTTTGCAAACACACAGGAAAATAAATTTTACATGATAAGTAATGTTGGATCGCAACCAACGATTAAAGCCGGATTCGGAGGAACACCATCGGTAGATTACAAATTACCTATAACAGGATTAAAGACAACACCGAGGAAAACAGATACAGTAGCAATAACAATACCATCAAACATAACAAATTATAAAAAAGCATGGAGCTCAATCGTATTTGCGATACGAGATAATAAAACAAGTATCGGAACACAAGTAACTGCGGATCAGCTAACAACAGATGCAACAAAATCAACAATCACACTCGACAAATTTGACACGTTGTTCCCAACTGGAGGAACACTCGTAAGCATCTTACTGAATAGCACGACAGCCTTCGGAGCATTTTTAAAACAATATGATCTAGAAATACTAGACCAAATCAGAGATGTAATTTTGCACAAAAAAGGAAACGAAACACAAATCCTAAGAGGTGATCAAATGGGAGAAAGCCAAAACGGCAGCAAAGAATTAACAGACTTTATCAACGACCTAATAAAAAGCCAAGAGGAAAAACTAGGCGGAATGTTACTAAAAACATATGACAGCGACATTTTCAACAATTGGGTAAAAACAGATTGGATTGACGGAACGGGAGGAATTACAGAAATAACAAGCATCGACATTACAGCGAACGATGGCAAGTTAACAATGGACGCACTCAACTTGCAGCAAAAAGTTTACAACATGCTAAACAGAATTGCAGTAAGCGGTGGATCATATAGGGATTGGTTGGAAACAGTATATACGGCAGGAAAATACCTTGACAGACCAGAAACACCGGTATTTATCGGTGGTATGACCCAATATATAGAGTTCGATGAAGTAATTTCAAAATCAGCAACAGATACAACATATGGCTCACAACCATTAGGAGATATCGTAGCAATCGGACGAGGAGGTAAACCAATGAACAGTGGACATATACACTACCAATGCGAAGAGCCGGGCTACATTATGGGATTAATAGCAATCACACCAATGGTTGACTACTCGCAAGGAAATGACTTTGATTTAAATTTACAAACAATGGATGACCTGCATAAACCGGCATTAGACGGAATCGGATACCAAGATTTGATTCAAGAACAAATGGTCGGCGAAACATCGGTTTACGAAAACAGCCCAAATATCTCCAAAATGAAACATCTGGCAGCTAACAAGACAGTCGCTTGGATTGACTATATGACAAATTACAACCGAACATTCGGAGATTTTGCAGCTGGAGAAGCATTAGATTTCATGGTGCTTAACAGAAGATATGAAGTAAATAATCTCAACCAAATTGACGATTTAACAACTTATATCGACCCACAAAAGTACATCGAAATCTTTGCAGATACAGATTTAACAAGCCAAAACTTCTGGGTACAAACAGTAGTGCAGGCGACGAGACGAGGTAATTATAGTGCTAAACAAATACCATTCTTATAATATGAAACGTATTAACAAAATCAGAATAAACAACTTTGCCGGAATGATCAAAATAACCGAATCCGGAGAAACATTAATTAAAAAATGTCAACGAATATTAGATGAAGGTGAACCACTAACTGACGGGGCACCAATGATCTACACACCTAAACAAGCAGGTGTGAAACCGGAGTGTAACGTGCGCACAGATAAATGGGAGATTGCGATGGGGGCAATGGATAAAGTAAACAACTACAAACTCACGGAATATCTGAAAGAGGGAAATACAAAAGCACCAGACGAACCGGATAAACAAACAAACGGAAAAACAACCGAAACAGAACCAACTAGAGACAACTAGTCGGGTACGACTACGAACACTATATGCGAAAAAGGCGGATGTAAATATTTATGTCCGCTTTTTAAAGCCAAAAAAGCGCAGTACGCATATAGCATATTATATCAAGTAAATATAGGTAGAGCTTCTTCAAAAGTAAGCTCGAAGAACGTAAAAATTTATTATCATGGGATTAGGAGCAAAATTAGCAGACGCAGCAACCGCAGGTTTAACAGGTGCTGTAACCGGAGGAATAGGATCAATAATCAGTGGTGGTCTAGGA